ATTCCGCTCTCAAAAAGTGGAGAAACAGAGTTGACTCTCACCATTTTGTCGTTTCCTCTGCTTGGTGTGAAGTTAATTACGGGTATACCCATGGCTTGAAGTTCGTGAGTGAGCGGAAGACCACTTGCTTTCGCTTCAATAATAATTTGTTCGGGTTCCCAATACTGATTTTTCTCTAATGCAATCCTTTTTAACTCGGGAAAGTCCCAACGACCCTTGTCTGCTTCCATTAAAATTACATTTTGCTTTCCTGTTACCTCATTATAGAAAATTCCCCACGTTGTAATCGCCGAAAAGTCCGCATTATCTCTAGAACTGAACGCTGTATCGTAACTTTGAATGACATATTGCAGTGGTGGTTGAGGTTTGTCCCATAATTGCCACCATTCTCGCTTAATTATGGAAGTTTCTTCGGAAGTCGGCTCTTGTTGCCACTGTGCGTTCCATTTTGCAACGGGCAAAGACGCTTTTACAGCGTCGAGTTGATCTTTTTTCCAGAATTCTGGCCATTGCGGTTGTCCGTCGTCCATGATCGCTGGAAAATCGACGATCTCCCACTTGTCAGCGTTCTCATCTTTCATCTGAGCTTCCATTAAACGCTCTGTTAAGTCGTCTTCGGACCATCTTGTCATGACTACAACGATGGCTCCGCCTGGTTGAAGACGCTGACGGGGACCTGACGTGTACCATTCCCACGCATTTTCCATGGCGGTCTTCGAAAGTGCGTCTTGCTCGGAGTGTGGATCGTCGATAATGAGTAAATCTGCACCACGCCCGGTTATCGAACCACCGACACCGGCTGCAAAATACTCGCCCCCATGATTTGTTTCCCATCTTCCTGCAGCTTGAGAGTCTGCTCGTAGTTCTGTGTCCGGGAACACGGACTTAAACTCGTTTTCATTCATCAAATTTCTGACTTTTCTACCAAAACGATAGGCTAGTTCTGCGGTATGGGTGGTTTGAATAATTTTCAATTTAGGGTTATGCCCCATCATCCAAGCAGGGAACAGATAACTAGCAAATTCTGACTTCGTATGTCTTGGTGGCATGTTCACAATCAAACGATTAATTTTTTTATCCCTGATGGCTTCTAATTTTTTAGCAATGATTTTATGGTGCCTCCCCTCGATGAAGTCGGGCCATATGTTTTTTACAAAATTACTGAAGGAGTCCCTAGAATTCTTTGCTGATTCTAGTTGGAGCTTCTTTAATTCTAATTTCTTAATGAATAACTGTCGATCGTCCTGGGACATCGAACCCAAATCTGAAATGAAATCGTTCATCTTTTCTGCATATATTTATACTATAGTGCTATTGCATAGCAATCCAAAATTTAGGGGGGCGGGAGTCAAAAAATCAAAGTCATGCGAGAAGCAAAAAGTCTTAGTATCTCTTGAGCTATAAAAAGCGGGCGTGATCGGGCGGAAAAAAATTTATTTTATTTAAAATATTTTCTTGACAAGTACGTTAATATTCCTATAGGATTTATCCTATATTAAACAGAAAGGTATATTATGAGAAATATAACTAAAAAAGAAGCAAAACTCCAAGGATTAAAAGTTGAAAAACTTTTAGCATGGATAGAACTTGAAAAGAAAATAGAACTTATGAGACTTGAAGCAAAAATGCTAAGAGAAGAAAGTTCCGTTGATACTTTCATGTGTCTACAAAATGATAAGGATATAATCATAGGGAAAGTAATTAAATTGAAGAACGTAATTTCAACAAGATTTAATTCTACTCAGTTTAAGAGTGAAAACCCAAGTTTATATGAACAGTATAAGAATTTAACTGTGAGTAGTATTAGAAAAGAGAAAATATGAAACAGTTAGATTTATTTCCAAAGTACATTTACTCCCACATCAAAGTGAAAGTAAAGAAGAAAAAACCAAAGTATGACAAATACAAAGGTTATCACAGGTGGACTACAAATAAAAAAGATCACTACGATTTAAGTTATTCTGATCTATCTAGGGGGTTTTAAAGTCCAGGCTAAAGGGGGCGTAGCAGCCCCCTATTTGACGAAAGGTATATATTGACTATATGGGAATTATCCTGTATATTTCAAGTCGCTATAAACAAAAAAACGAAAGGAAAATATAATGGCACAAGCAAAAGTATATCAAATAGATAGGCTTAAAACTAAGGTAAGAAATTCTTTTGAATTTCATAGGAGCACGCTAGAGGCCCAAAGAAGAATAGAACAGGCGGAATTCGTTAATTCTAAAATTCCTGAGATCAAAGAAAAAACAGGGGCGGAAAAACTGAAAGCGGAATTTGAAGCCTTAGAAAAAAAGCATATTGAACTACAAGAGAAAGCTAGAGCTTTTATGCGTAAGTATGCGGGCGTTCACAAGTTGAAACATGATATCTCTTATAGGTTTGATACAGGGGAAACAATCAAGCCAAGAGACATTGACGCTCAAGTTGAGAAGTTTGCTGAAGCGCACGCTCACAGGCTCACGCAAAAAAGTAAAGTTAATAGTGATCTTAAAAAACTTATGCAATTAGAAGAGCGTTGTCTTGATGATGTAGTTCTTACAAATGATATTGAAGAGGCTCAAAAGAAAGTTGAAACACTTTTAAAACTCAAGGCCCCATTTGTCTTAGAACACTACAAGCCAACAATTAATTTATTAGAAGCCCCGCAACCACAAGCGGAAGAATAAAAAACAAAGGGGGCGCAAGCCCCCTTGTTCAAATTTATTTATTTTTATATTTTTCATTAAAGAAGCAATCATCACAAAGTAATAGGTCTTCCCCTTTATAATTCCATACTTCACAATCAAAAACAGATCCTTGCTCTTCTTCTGTTTTTTTACAACAATCGCATTGTTTCATTACAATCGACCCCCTTTTTTTAATGCATTGATAAATAAATTACTTCTTTTATAACCGCCTTTAAATTTATTTTTTTTATTGCCTAAATTAATCAAAAACTTTTCACAATCTTTTTTATAATTTTCTGATAATTGATCGTGATCAGATATAAAATAATTTAGTAAGTTTAATTTATTAGTCATTTTTTTATACCTTTCTTTAAATTAGTACTTGTATATTATCCTATAATTATATATATTACAAATAGAAAGGGTAGAAAATGACATTAATTAGACTTGGAAAAACTTCAAAAATGAGGGGTTATTCGTTTGGCTTGGATGCTAGGAATTGCATCACGGGGTCCAAATTAAGAAAAGTTAAGGGATCAGTCTGTGCTAAATGCTACGCAATGAAAGGGAATTTTAATTTTCCATCGGTTAGAAAAAATAAAGAAACAAATTTAAAACACCTGGAAAGTGATTACTTTGTTTACGTCATGACTTATCAATTGCAAGATATTAAATATTTTAGGTGGTTCGATAGTGGGGACTTGCCACACCTTGAGGCCTTAAAAAAGATTGTACAAATTGCGGAAAATACACCAAAGACAAAGCATTGGTTACCAACAAGGGAAATTAAAATGATTCAAGAATATTTAAAAAATAATAAGTTTCCTAAAAATTTAATTGTAAGGGTATCCGCCCCCCTGGTCGACGGACCACCGCCCAAGGGCTTTAAGCATACGTCAACAGTTCATAAGGATCAAAAACCCCATGGCTTCGACTGTGTTTCAAGATTCCAGGGCAATCAATGTTTAACTTGTACCGCTTGTTGGGATAAAAGAATAAAAAATATTAGTTATAAAGAACATTAAGCTGCTAGAAAAAAATAAAAATACCATGCGAACAGGCGCATGCTCAAGCACAAGCACAAGCACAGGCTTTTTAATTAACTAAGGAACATGCACAAGCACACGCTCAAGCGCAGGCTCAAGATCCTGGGTCCATGGTTGGTGGACCACGAACAAGGGTTCGACCGAACCGAAGTCAGACGCAAGCTCACGCACAAGCCCGCCTGGATAAAAATAAATTGCCCTCTGTTCGATGCCCTTGGCCATAATAAAATTATCCTTGCATAAAGAATAACGCTTTAAATTCCACGAAATTTGAAAGGGCGATAGATTGATTTTGTTAAGTCTTGTTAATTTTAGTTCGCACCAAAAAGATATGTTTCTATTATACTTCTTAGATTTAAAAACGCCCAATAAATCTGGTATTCCTGGAGTTCCATATGTTTCAATTCTAGTCCAAAATATATTTGGAGTTATCTCCTTAACATTCTTCCAAAAGGTGGACTCCCTTCCTCGCTTTACGGAAGGGGTGGTGCTTTTCTTTTTTGGCTCTCTTGGTGATCGTTTCTCTTTTCTCAACAATCCTGATTTCATTTCCCTCGACAAGACAGAGTCGGACTCCAAGTTCTTTTTGTTGTGGTTTAAGTTTGTTGCCATTCCCTCCAACAATTTTACCATTTACAATCCTACTTCCGTTGGATGTCTTGATATCAAGATAGAAGCACCTACCATTCTTAGGATTAACAACAACAATATCTATTGGTCCTTGTTCGCAAATGTTTTTGAAAACCAGATATCCTTCTTCAAGAAATTTGTTGATCGCTTTGTTCTCGCTGATCGTTCCCTTGTATTGTCTTGGATCCATTATCCTCCTCAGGACTGCTCTCAATAATAACTGTCTTTTTCATTTTAGATAGCATGTCAGTCACCTCCTCTAAGGATAAACCATCAATACTTTTATCTTTTACTTTCTCTTTTTTCTCATAATATCCCGCAGCCTTACCTCTACTGATTTCTGCTTGCAAGGCCGTCTTTAAGTCGGGTTTCATATCAAATTCATTTATATCTTTACTGTTTGGATTTTCAGCACGAAGACCAATCTCGTGAAGTCTACGCATATGAGTAGCGGGAGAGATTTTATATTTGTTCCAAAGGTCTTCTTGTAATGCTCGAATGTAAGCATGAACCCTAGGATACTCTTTAGCACTTTGTAATTGAGACGCTATTTGTCTAGCAGTCTTTTCAGAATAACCCGCCATAATTGCACATTCAGTTGCGGTCTTCCGGTTCTCTTGAGCTACGAGATGATGAGCAAATTCTATTTGCTTTGGAGTTAAATTATCTCTCATTTCAGATAATTCTTTTGTCAAAACTATTGGATCTCCTGGACTTCTTAGTTTCATAATTATTTTCTATAAAGAACATTTTATTCAAAATCAATCTAAAAACTTAACAAATATTGAAAAGGTTGCTCGTCTAGAGGTTTGGAAGAATACTTTGTTCTTCGGAAGAACGGTTGGAAGACCCTTTTTTTTGGACTAACCTACTGATTTTACTAACTATATACACTTTGGAAGAACGGAAGAACGGATTTTGAAATATTTTTTTATTTTTTTTTTATTTTGTGTCAATGGTTCTTCTATAGTAAACTATTCTTCCGTGGTCAGTGGTTCGTGGTTGTTTATCCTTTCGCAATCACATACTTTTCCCTCCTTTTTGTTTATATTAGCCATTGACCACGACTATAAAACAATATAAAATCCTATATAGAAATGGACATAACAATCAAAGTAAAGACTCCAGAGGGTAAAGAATATTCCTGTACCTTTATCGGTAATAAAGATCGAATATTATCGAGTATGCAAGACTACATCAAAAGAAATATAGACAATCAAGTTAATGTAGTTTTTAATAACGAAAAGGAAAAGAGTCAATTTACTTATCAAGAATTGTTTAATACTTAATTTAATGTAGAGATAAAATGGAATATAATTACGATCATATAAAAAAACTTTTAATAGAAAAGCATGCATGGGTTCGTGTTCCTTGGTGGATACCAGGGGCGCATCTACCAAGAGAATATGGAATAGTTAGAGAGGATGAAAACAATGACAGGGAAAAAGAGAAAGCTGGAAGCGAACAGGGGTGATCGTCAAGGATCACTTCGGCACCAAATGGAAATGGGCCGTAAAAGGAAAGCTAGAAAGTTAGCTGAGAAGCTCATGGGTAAAAATTATTTTACGAACATGCAAGAGGTAATGCTCAAGGCAGCAATAGAAATAGGAGAAAAGAAAGATGTATAAATATTTAGATATACCAGGTTGGTTTAATATGCACGACGCCATGATGAACCTAGTCAAATACTGTGAAGACGGAGACGACATTGTCGAGATAGGATGTTTTGCTGGTAGAAGCACAAGATTTTTATGTGATGCGCTAGAATTAAGTGGAAAACACGACGTTAAGGTTCATGTCATAGATACCTTTGAAGGCTCGGGTATGGAGCATGCCAACGTCAATTTAAACAGTATGTACGACGATTTCATGAGAAATTTACACGATCACATTGAAGCAGAAAGATGCATAGTCAATGTTAACAAGTCCGATAATCAAAATATCCTTGATTTCTTTGACGATAAATCAGTATTTGGGGTTATT